TATTGGAGTGAATAGTTGGATGGTTGTTATGGAAGTTGGTATACTTCTTATAAGCATCACCTACCCAAATAAAGTTCCCATCCTGAACCAAGGATTGAATGTTTGTTTCACCACGTAAAAACCAAAGAAGCTCAGTTATAATTTGCTTGGTTGCCATTTTCTTCGAAGTCAAAAGAGGAAAACCTTCTTTCATATTGTGTCTGATCTGCCTTCCGAACACCGAGATGGTTCCTCCATTTCTGGTTTTTTTTACCGTTCCATTATCTAAAATGTCACTTAATAATTTTTGATAATCTTTGTCTAATTTACTCATAGTACTTCCATTTAAAACCTCCAGCTGTTTCCTGTTTGTTTTTGCAAACATCTGAAATATTATATATTTTTAATTCTTTTTCAGCTTGATATCCCATACCTTCGTTTATGAGACACCAAAATAGGTTGCTATTTGATACTTTACGCACCACTTAAAAGTTTTTCATAAGACGGGAATTGATCAAGCTCCTTTTGTTCGAAATTCCAGTTGTCAGATACAATAGTCTCGACACTAGTGTCGAGACTATACTCTTCAGTCCCATTTGACCCATGCCTTGCTTGAGAAGAGCATTCCACTTCGAAAGTTCGGTATTCATCATAGTCTTCAAATATCCCTTCAATTAACTCGTCAGAAGAAGCTTCAATTTCTTGCATTAACTTTTTAAATTTTGATGATATTTTAATTCCACGAAACGCATCGAAACTGGTCACAGCTACATATATGAACTTTTCTTTACCTAAACCATCTTCCAGAATGGTTCTTTCGGACTCCAAATCTCGTTCAGTGGCATCTTTATCAGTATAGCCGACTGGGTATCTTTTTTCTAACTTAAAGTAATTGGTGTCTCGAACTCCGTCTTCCGTCCAGTCGAGGTTATTGAATAGAATACTTCGGTAAAACTCAAGGTCTCCCATTTCTTCGAATAAATTTACTGTATCGAACTCTTCTTCTTTCCATTTTGAAGCATGGATTGCCTCCAGCATCTCTACTGTTTCTGTTGCCATTCCGATAATGGCGTGAAGGAGTTGTTCATCCTCAGACTCTTTTCTAAAATTAGAATCTGATGGTCGAACCTCAACTCCTGATTCTACGTGTTTGGGATGACCCTTAACTCTTCCGTAGAATTTATTTTTTTTAAGGATGTCTAGTTTATTTCCGACTTCAATGAAGTCTTCAATTATTGTGCGGAGTTCGCTTTCTTGTTCGTCCTCTGGGTCAGGATGAAATTTAGGTGATAATTTAGTTTGCACCCAAGGCTTGTAATCTTTAAAATCCATATCTGTCTGTTTTTGTCAGAGCAAATATATAAAAAATATTCTAATTTTATGGAAAAATTTAGAATCTTTCTATCTTAAACTTTCCTATCTTAAATTTTTCAGCATAATCTGCCATAGGCATATCTTTACTAGGATAAGAGTTGATCATAGTCATTTTTTCTCCCACAGTTTCAAGAATTTCTTTGTTTCTAGAAGCGGCTTTGTATTCTTCATCTTCTGCTGCTTCTATTCTTTTGTTGTCAATTTTATCATGTAACTCATTGACAACTTTTTGCAAAAACACCACTGGCATCAAGTCAGACATCTCTGCTTCAATCTCTATTTCGATTCGGTCACTAATGGTACAAACATTTTGAAACTCTGTTATCGGTGTGTCGAAAACAATCTTAGCTTCTGGGTTAATACAGTCTTTGATCTCAAGAATATTAAAATCTAAATCCATTGTGCCTTTATTGATTTTACCTTTCTTATCCTTGAATTGTTTGTAAAACTTATACCTAACTGAGAACAAACAATCCACATCTTCCATAATCTCATGGGAAGTTTTTACACTTTCAAAAACTATTCTGTTTTGAATTGCATTCGTATCATACACAATTCTCTTAAAATCAAGTTTGATTGGTTGGATAAAATTAGATGCCTCACCACCTATTTCGCTCCAGAAATTTCCTTGGAAGGAGAAACTATATTCTCCATTTTCAGATAAATTAGCATCCAAAAATAGATAAAAACATAAAGACACTACCTCTTTATTATCTGGTGTTTTGTATGATATTAAATTATTTCGAGTAGAATCATGTTTTAGGTTGGTTTTTTTTACTTCACCACTTGAGTAATTAACACTAGTGAACTTAAATGTAGATTCATCTGTAGAATCAACGTTTTCTTCATCAATGTTGATCATGTAACTATTTGGGCTAGGCACAAAGAAAGCGGGGTCTCCATTATCTTTAATAGGTGCATCAGCCTCAATAGTGTATTTAAGCTCAACCATGTCCTCTAAATGGCTCCTTAGGTCTTCGGATTTATCAATCCCAATATCGTACAAATCTTTTTCAAGCTGTTCTCTATCTAGTTTGTCGCTCTTGTAACATTCAAACCACAGCTTCTCCAAAGAGAGAAATTCATATCTATGTAGGATATCTGTAGCCTTCTTATAATTAAGGTCTTCTGTAATTGATCTATCTAACTCCACTTCTCCCTTACGTGTAATACAGACAATAGTTTCTTTGTCTTTGCTGTGTTGGTTCTCAATTAAACAGTATTCTAAATTTATCATTTTGTTTTTTCAATAAAAGTTAAGATAATATATACATATTTATTAGAAAATTCAAAGAACGATGGAAAAGAGATTTAACATTAAACAAGGAAAACATAATTTTAAAGGGTTGAAATTTCAAGAATTACTATACCCTTTTGGAATGATCTTTTTAACATCCGCTATATTTTTGAATGGAAACATTGAAAGCATATACGGATGGTCGTCTATTGTTTTAACATCGTTGATTTGGGTTTTCTTTTATTTTAAAATGAAAGACCTAAACATTAAAGTTAAATTTGATCAAGAATGTCTTTATGATGGTTCTGATCAAATTAATAATCTTTTCGGTTTTTCATTTGGTCGTCAACACAAAAACTCCGCACGATTTGGCTGGAGAGCTGTGGGTGAGAAAATTGAAATTCACACTTACTGTTATGTTGATGGAGAACAAAGATATGAAAAATTAATCGATTGCCTACCTAATGAATGGGTAGAGTTGGATTTAGATATTTTCAAAACTTACTATGAATTTAAAGCTAAAAATATTGACGGAGAGAGAGCTTTGAAAAGAATAGACAAAAACTCAATAGGTTTACTTCAGTGGTTTACTTATAAATTATTCCCTCGTTTTAATAAAGAGTTTCCAGCCCCTCATAATATGTCTATCTCAATTATAGAAACCGAAAAATAATCACAACACTGGAAGTTCAGGAAGCTTCTTAACAATTTTAGTTCTGTAAGCTAGGAGTTTAGGGTGTTTATCAACGACTTTCACCCACGTACCTTCGTACAACTCATTATAATCGCAATAGTCTATGTATTCGTCTGGAAATAGCTCCAGAAGCATTCCCCAACCTTTATCTCCTATGGTGTCTTTCTTTTTTAGAACTAATTCATGGGCAGGAGCATACGAAGGAAATGAAGCTAATAATTTAATAGAAAAAATCACATCTTCTTCTGTAAACTTACTGAAATCACAAAGATCAAATAAAGTTTTTCTTTTTTCTAGAATTTCCACCCAATGATTAGGGGTGAGCTTCTCTAATTTTACAAGGTCAAGGTTTTCTCTTCCAGTATTAATTAGAACTTGGGACACATGAAATCCTTCAAGCGTTTCAGATTTAACCTTTTGCATAATTGGACGATCAAAAAGATATGATCGGATGATCTTATAAATTTCAGTTGGATTAAAACGATATCTAGATATATCAATTCGGTCAATAAAATATTCTTGACCGAGACTTAGTAAGGTGTAGGCATCTTTTTTATTAAGTCTTTTTAGATCGATTCCAAAAGTGCTTTCTGTAAGCTCTGGCATTCTAGCAATACACCAGATAATTTCTCTGACTTTAAATTTCTTTTCTTTTAAGTTAACTTTATCCAAAATAAACTGGACATCCTTACGATCAATAAACATAGAGATCAATCTAGCTATTTTAGTATTGGATAGTTGATTCCAATCAAGATTCTCTGAGTAGACATCATTTAGAAGAATAACTCTATCAGGAACCTTTTCTAGGTCTGCGTAATTTAGTAGTCTTTTAATATCTTCACCTGTAAGAACTTCTGATTCATACTCTAAATAATAATAGAGCATAGCATCTCTTAGAACAAGTTTTCGGTCTTCTATTTGATTTTTCTTAGCCACGTTGTTATCTTTTAATATGAAAACTTCTAATTATCAATTTTCTGAATTTATGGGAGAGACCCACTACTTCAAAACCGAGGCAGTAAATGGTGTCTTTTATAAATATGTATTTAATCCCAAAATGAAAGGAGCGACATATGCCAATTATCTAGAGATTGAAAAATTTGAAGATGAAAAGTCGTGCGAGAGTATTATGGTTTCTAGAAAACAGATTGTACATCAAATACCATCAAAGGAGTACACTTGGTGGAAATTATTTGATTCTGGCAATGAATACACAACTATAAAACATTACACCAAAGAAGGTGCTGAATGGAAAATTGATAGAAAAATTGAAGAGGAAGGTAGTATTGTTAATTTGGGGTACGATATAAAAAGTAGTATAATAGATAAATGTTTAAAACTAATAGAGAATGAAAGAATTACAGGTTGATATGGATGTGCTTGTTAAAAGTGTTTACTTTAAAGTAGCAAGTTGGTACAATAATGAAGAAAATTTAGACCCAGAACAAATGAAGACTCGATTAATCGGGCTTTCCTCCGAAATTATAGAAAATGTACTGGAGTCTGCGTTTTCTGATCAAAAGAAAGGAATCAGAAGTCAGAATGACATGGTACAAGATAATGGGATGTTAAGCGGTTTGAATATCAACTTAGATAACATCAAAGGCAGCAAAAAATAAATTTCCCTAACTATTTATTAGAAATGAAAAAGTTATGGAACACATAGGAAAGAAAAGGAATTTAGAGTTAATCGGAATTCGTGAAAATAGGACACTGAGTACATCTGGTATTATTAATGAAGGTAAAGAATCTGAAGCAACTAAGAAAGTTATAAAGTTTAAAAGAAAATCATTTAAAGAGGGTAAATACGATGGTATCCTTTACGATATTAAAGCAGTTAACGAATCAACCCTAAACGAGCATGTTGACACAGAGTTTAATAGAAAAAAATTACTACACGAAAGCACATTTGATTATGATGATTTTTCAAAGGGGCTTTTGGAATCATTCCCAACTAAAACGAAATCTATTTTGGTTTCTGCCAGAAGCGGAATGATGAGTGATGTAAGAAACTCTCTTGATGAGATAAACTCTATCTTGGAAGGAAAGGGGTACGAAGAAATATACGGAAAAAACCACTGGAACCCAGATTGGGATGATGTAGTTGGTTTGTATGTAAACTTAGGAAAAGACAATCAAGAAACCGTAATATATGACACGATCAAGAAATCGTTCTTCGTCGAGACAAAAAACGATTTCATTCTAAAGAGGGACTCTAGATACAGAATCCTTTAAAAACAAAAATTATTCTTGAACAATAACAATTGGTTGTATAGCTGGTTGCGCACCCTCTTTTGGTTGAGCAGCTACTATTGCTTGTTGTTGCCTAGAAATCTCTTCTATAGAATCAACTGCGTTTGCGATTTCTCTTGATTCATACCAAGAGTATAAACCACTCTCTTGAGCTTTCAAGGCAGAGTCGATAAGTATTTTAATTGCTGAATTTAAATCCATTTTATTATAGTTTTTATTAAAATAATAAAATGTGTTATTAAAACCAAAAAAATAAGGTAAATAGTTTTTTCTAAAAAAAACCTTGAATTTTAAATGCTAGGTGTCTAAGTTTGATTTAGTAATTCTAATAAAACAATTATGGCAGAAGAAATTCAAAAAGAAGAAGTCCAAAAAGAAGAGGTTAGTCGTAACGATTTAATCGATCAAGTGATAGAAAGAATCAGAGGAGATAAACTCACTGTGCATTTTTATTGTCCTGCAATGCCTACCCCTAGCGGTGGCGTTGGCGTACTTTTAAGGTTGGCATCTCACTTATCTGAGACATATGACATTAAGGTTTGGTATGAGCCACAACACAACCCAAACTTATCACAACAAGAGTCTGTGAAGGCTAAAAAAAGAGTGGATATCTTTAACGTGTTTACCCCTGATTGGGTTGATTTTGATATTAGTAAGATTGACTTTAAGGCTTTAGGAGATAAAGAGGCACACACAATTAACCCTGAGGGTAAAGTAGTTGTGTTTGAAACTACTCCACTTCAGGTTCAGTCGGAAGATTTTATGTTTATCCCCGAGGGCTTTCCTAACATTATGCAAATGACTGTGCAGGTTTCTTGTAAGAGAATCGTGTTGGCACAGAGTTGGGCGTATGTTCTTACTGGGATGCAGGATGGTCAGAGCTGGCAAAACTTCGGAATCAGAGACGTTGTTTCTGTTTCGGACGCTATTACTGAGTTTATCAACACTACAATGCCGGGCATGAAGATCAAAAAGATTCGACAAGGAATCGATAGAGAAATCTTTCAACTCCCAAAGAATATCTCAAAGAAAAAACCAATGGTAGCTTTCATGAAACCAAGAGGAGAGGAAACTAACCTCAAGGTTATGAACATCATCAAAATGTTTCGTGCTGTAAACCCTCATTTGAGATGGGTAAGATTTGTAGAGCTAGGAGGCTTAAAGCGTGAAGAGTTCGCTGAAAGACTTTCAGAGTTTGCCTTCTGTATGTACACAGATGAAATCGCTGGATTTGGAACGCTTCCCTTGGAGTCTATGGCTTCGGGAACTCACGTAATCGGATGGTTCCCATTTGGGTCAAAGGAGTACGTTAAAGACAACAACGGTTTCTGGGCGCACAACGGAGAAATCTTCCAAATGGTAGAGCTTCTTGGTGTTGCATTAGAAAAGTGGTTAACAGGAGAAATGGATGTACCACAAATCCAAGAGGATTATGAAGACCTTCTTAGTAAATACACAGTAGGTGGAGAGAAGGAAAGAATTTTTGAAATTATTAAAGAATATAAAACTGAAAGATGTCATGAGCTTGAAGCCGCAAAAACAAACTAATACACTAGTTGGGGTATACCTCAATAAGGACTTAAGAATTGAACTTTTAAACAAGTGTCTGTATGGACTTTCTATGCAAGACAAACCAGTTGATGTGGTTTTTCTACATGAAGGGTTTGCTGATGATGAGTTGGAGACAATAATTGAAGTTATTAAAAAGCCTACAATTTCTGTATTCGTAGACGTAAAAGTTGAAGAAAAGGATAAAGTAGAAGGAAAAGAGCCTGAGAAGAAAGCAGAATATTTCGACGGAACAGAGGTTAATCACACAATTGAACAAATCGAGATTAATAGTTTTGCTGATGTCTTTAATAAGACTTTCCAGTTAGCTGTAGCATCTGAGTATGATTTCTTTTCAGTTGTTGAGTGTGAAGATGAAGTTTCTCTAAAGTGGTATGAGATAGCAGAAAAATACGCTGAGGAAAATGCTAAAGTAGGAATTTTCTTGCCTTTAATTAAAAATATGATCGCTGAATCATTTACTTCATATATAAATGAATTCTGTTGGGCAGACAATATGGCTGAATCCGCAGGGTACTATGATTATATGTTGTTGAGTAGATTTAATTGCATCCACCCATTGGGCGCACTTTACCGAGTGTCCGCCTTATTGGATGAGAGTGATAACATTGAAGAGAGAGATGGGTTAATGTACCCTATGAAGAGTAGCTTAAAAGTAACAAATTACTATGAGTTTTTCTTAAGAATGGTTTACAACGATATTCAAACAATAAATATCCCAAGAATCGGTTATTTGTTGAGACACACAACAACTGATAGCTTTAACCATAAGTCTTCTAAAATTCCTTCTCACTTAACTCAAATGAAACCAGAAAATGGTGGAATAACTCAAGGAGAGATTCAACACTGGACGCAAGCAGCTTTAGATGATTACGTATTCTTCGATGACGATTTGAGTAGAGTAGAATTAATCGAACAAACAGCATAAATATGACAACAGGTAGCACAAAACCAATGATTAATGTAATACCTGAAAAAAAGAAGAAGAAAGTATACTGGACAGGTGAAACAGAAGAAGCAGTAAGAGTGTTCTTAGAAATGGACACTCGTTTCTTAACTACTAAGATGAAACAACACTTAGAGAACAGGAAAGAAACTTATGATTCTACAATCGAAGATGGAACTCTAGCGGAGTTCCAAGACAAGATTGAGTGGTCTATGAGTGAAGAAGTACAAGATAAAAAAAATAGATTGTACAAAAAACACCTAGAGAAACCTTTAAATAGGTTGGTCGAGAATATCATTTATAGATATAAACTTTTCAGATATGATATTGATGTAAGGACAGCTCACAACGACTGCTTAGGTCATATTCATGATAAGTTTGCAAATTTTGACCCTTATAAAGGTCATAAATCTTTTTCTTATTTCGGGACAATGGCGAAGAACTATTGCATGAATGAAATAAAGAAGACCCATGAAACAAAGTCTAAACTTCTAGATTATGAAGATCATAAACCAGAAGTCGATGCTAAGAGAATGGAGAGCTTGGATGATGAGGGGATTCCGTTAGAAGAAATGGATATTATGTTTCAGCTTTTTCACTTTATTAAAACACTTCTTGAAGATGAGGTTGAAAAAGGCGAAGAAAGTAAATGGACAAAGAATGACATTACAGTTTCAAAAACTCTAGTGTATATTTTAAATGAACACCATAAAATTGGAGCTTATAACAAGGTTGATCTTTATAAAGAAATTGCTGATGAAACTGGATTACAGAGAAAAGATATCACTTACTCCTTAACTAGAATTAGAGCTTTTTACCGAGTGAAGAAACAAGGGTTTATAAAAAAGAAAGAAGAAGGATGATGGAATTAGAAGTAAGACAAGTGATTTTTTACTCTTTCCTCAGAACTATATTTAATGACAAAAGCCACACAGGGATCAATAATGAGAACTGTGCTGGCTTTTATCATTTTATACTAGCTGGGCTGGAGGTTGATTGCGAGATGTATTTAAACACAGATAATGATGAGAAATATTTCTTTTTTCAAACAGTAATTAGTTTGATAGAGGATTTCAAAGAAATGCCCTACACTGAATTAAAAGAGATAATTCAATCAAGAAAACATTTCGCTCAATATCTAAGAAGAGAGACTCCTGTTAAGTCTGATAAAATCATTTTATCAAACATAACAAAGAGTCTAGAGTTTAAGTATGCTGTGATGAAAACTAATTATCTTAAAAGCAGATAATTTTTAATGCTTTATTTATGAAAAACAAATTGATATGGAAGATCAAAATTCAAAACCAGAAGAAAATATTAACCACCCTAAAGTTGAGACCACAAAAGACTCTTATGTAGAGTTAATGAATTTTGCTGTTAAACTTAAAATGGAGGAACGAAACGAAGCAATGGACATGTACCGAGAGGCTGCGGATGACATGGATGGAGGCGAAATGATTGCTTTGCTTGGTAAAACTGCAATTTCATACTTAGAACTTGCGTCTAAAACTTCTTCTTCAATCATTGAAGTCGCAAACTCAATTCAAAAGATTGCTTATAGTGAGCTTGATGATTCATCTCAAGCAACCGCAGTCACTCCTGAAGAAAGAGAGTTTTTTGCTGAAACAGTAAAAAACATGAGAGACGATAGACGATCAAAGAAGGAGAAGAGAAAAAAAAATAAAGACAACGACAGCGATAAATAAAAATAATGGCTTTTAACGTACCTAAACAAAATCCTCTAACGAGTACACAATCTGAGCTTGTTTCGAAGATTTCTTCGATGCAAAACCTATTGTCTATTCCTTTATTTAAGCAAATAAATATTCCTAAATCTCAACAAATATCAACATTTGATTTTCTTAATAAAACCATGCAGAGTTTAGGTATTCAACCTGAAGTGTTGTTTTTATTGTTTATTGATAAATTATTTGGGATCGGAACAGGTTTTTTAGAAGAGACAGTATTAGATGTGTTTGCTGAAACGATGGCGAAAAAAGGTATTGCTTTACCTAATATTAATTCAGGAGGCGAAACTGATGCTGCAACAGCGGCAGACTTTAAGCAGCAGAATATAGCTTACTTTAACTCCCTAGTCCCAAGTAATTTCTTAGACGTATACAAGCAGAAGATAGCAAAAGATTTAACTTTAATGCTATTTGGGGGCAAGGATACAGCTGCTGGGGAGTATTTGAACCCTAATGCTGCTGAGAGAGAAAGACTGCTTAATTCAGCCGTGTGCGCAGCTGAAAATTTTGACCTTTCGAATAAAGCTATTGTTCGAAATCAAGACTTAGAATATAATAGGATAGCTTTAAAAAAACAGTTAGAGGCTGGGCAAGTAGAATTCGAGATTAATTGTCAGACGATAAAAATTAAATTACCAGAAGACCCTTCATTTATTTTTGAAGGAGGAGGCTCTGAGACAATAGAAGGAGAGGCGGTCACTCCAGCTCAAAGTTTGGAGGTGGTGGTTGATTTTGTTCAGAGTCAAACTCAAGGAATTAACAACGAACAAAACGCGAACCAAGCAGGAAAAAACTTTTTTAGAATACTAATTGAAAAATTGATTGGATATTTTTCAACTATAATATATGCTTACATTGACCCAATTATGTCTGCAATTCAATCTTCACCTGCTGGAGCCAACATAACAAAAGATGATTTATTATCAAACTCCTGTTCTATTCTGAATGATCCTGACAACCAAGAAAAGAAAGAATTCTCTGAAAGGATGTTAAATATTTTACTGAAAGCTTTATTGTCTATTATTCTTACAGAGGTGATCAAGTATTTTAAAAAATTAGTAACAAATTACTTTGCTAGAACTTATTTAGAAAAAGCCAAAAGAAAAGCAGAAAAAATTAAGGCTAGATTCGGAATGTTGGGGGATGTTGCTGAGACAGCTGAGAAGGCTCAAAAATATGCAGCAGCCGCGCAATCTTTAGCTTCTATAATATCGATACCATCACAAGACGCTTAAAAATAAATATAATGTTAGACGTTACCAATAGATTTAATGAATCAAATTTTTTAACCCTTTCTATAATCTCAAAATTTGAAAAATTAGGGATTCCAACAACTAATTGTTTGTCTAATAAAATGAAAGAATACACTGACTTATTGTTAGAAGAAATTATAACATCTTTAAACGAATTAAATTATGATTGAAATTGATGAAGGACTAAATAAAGCGCAGGAAATTGCGGATTTTCTTTTGTTTATGTTAGAAGAAAATAGAATTCCTATTCCAAGATTATCTATTGGTCAGATATTATTTGCCAAAGGACGACCGGGTCTCAACTCCCAACTTCTCACATCTTCTATTGTTTCAAGATTTGATGAAGTTGGAATACCTTCAGGAGTGCTTGCTGATGGTACTCCAAACGTAATGGAACAATACACCAAAGTAATGGCAGAAGAGATAATTGATGCCATTCAAAGTCAAATGAGAGTAGACGTGGTGTTGGATCAAGGAGCTTTATTGAATGCAAATGGATCAAACGCAGGTGGGGCGATCTCTGTGGTTGGAGCCACAATCTCTCCTCACACTGGAATTGGAGTAGCAAGATGATTGAAAAAGATAAAATATTAAAGTCAGCAAAAAATGTTGACAAGGAAATTAAATCTCTAAAGGGGTTAATTTTAGAGATGTGTGATGAGCTTGATCAAGAGGAAACTATTGAGAAGAAAGAGATTATCAGATTAGCGATAGTAAAAAGTATTGAAGACTTAAACATGCTAGCCAATAACCATAATGAGTTAATAAATAAACTGTAATGAGCGGGTTTGATGAACAGATGAGGCATAACCTGAATATTCAGGGTCAAAAAAACTATTCAAGTAAGGGTGATTCTAATTTTAGAAACGTTTATCCAGCTAGAGTGGAGTTTGTTGATGATCCTTTGTCTCAAGGTAGACTTAAAGTGAGAATTGATGATCGTGATCGCTTAATAGGAAGCATTGATGACCTTCCTTGGTGCGTCCCATTGAAGAGTACTTTTATTTATTCTAAACCTAGATTGGGGGAATTAGTCTTTGTATTTTTAGAAGACCCTAAAGACAACACAGGAATAAGATATTGGTCAGGGCCCGTCCATACGTCTCAGTCTCAGCATAAGGTTGAGTCTTATGCTAGCGCCAAAAACATATACAAAGACACAGCATCCAATTCGAAAGCTCAGATTTCAAGTAAGGATTTAGCAAAGCTAGACATACCTAAAGGTTTTGATGTAGGATTAGAGGGTCGTGATGATGCTTGGTTAATTTTAAAATCAAGAGAAGTCAGGCTTGTGGCTGGAGCTTTTAAAAAAGGAACTCTCCAACCAAACACTAAAACTCCAGCTTTTATAAGCGTGTCTCAGCAAGAAAACCCAGAAAACAACACATTATCAGCTGGAGAAATTAATTTAGTTGGAGATGATGTTAAATTAAAAGCTTATTCAAAAGCTGACATTACTTCATCAGTGATTAATTTATACTCACATTTAGGAAAATTTAGAGATAAAAAAATTGCTGAGTTTGAAAAAAATGCAGATTTAAGTTCTTTTGGAGAATTATCAAGCTCTTTAAGTCCCTCGGTTAAGGGTGATGAATTAATTAAATTACTTGATTTGATTATCAGGACATTATTGACTCACATCCACACCCCGCAAGCCCCGTTAGCTTCAACTGCTTTGTCAGATCAACTCTCAAGCTATACAGTTGATGGAGAATTACAGAAAATTATATCCTCTTATGTGAGAATAAATTAAAACCACCTTTTTGGAAACACAACTGTTAGCAAAATGCGTGATGTACTTATAGACATCACTGTATTTTAGACTTACATGAGAAAGGATACCGAACTTAACGTTCACAACAAAGATAGACATGAAAAGTGTTCTGTAATTAAAAAACAGATAGCTATTCTTCAGGAAGATTTAAGAATTTTACAAGAAGAGTGTAATCATTCGGAAAAAATTCTTAAATTTGGGGAAAGCAATAATGTCTACAAATATTGCAGAATATGTTACAAACAAATAGGATACCCCAATGAATCAGAACTACGAAATCACGGATTTAAATAAGAAAGAGATCAAGAGATTAATTCAAAAACATCAAATAAATTTTGATTTTTGTTTCCTCAGCGATTGTTTAGAAACTGCCAAAGTCATAACCCCTTTCTTAGAAGAGATGGATAATATAACTTCTCGTGAAGCCTCAAGAGAAACCACTTATATAATGGATATGCAAATTCAAATAAAAGATGGATATCTTGTGACGTGGTTCGAAATAAAATCAAATGATTCTTATAGAGATTATGATATTGTTGGACAATACAACACTGAAGAACAAGGTTATATTGAAAAATTTGAAGCAGATACAATTTTATCTCTTAGAAGAATGTTACAAGGAGATTTGGAACCTAGGGGAGCTATCAAAAAGGGTTAATTACTTTAAATTCAAGAGTTTCTGGAAGTCTTCTATTGGTTCCATATTCTTGCATCTTAAACTCAACTCTATAATTTTGGTTATGGAGCAACCAAGTCGTGTCTAGATCAATATATTGAGAAAGACAATTATCTGTAACAACTCTGTTTACTTGGCTCCAAGGCACAACTTCCACTTGTGAGTTCATTACAATTCTGTAGAACATTTTAAAGGGATTCGATGGAGCTTTAAAAGATTGGTAATTCGTTCTAAGATCGCAGAATATTTTCACTTTGTCTCCTGTAACAATTTTTTGACCATTTTCAATTCCATATATGTCAACAGCATAACTATTTACTGAAGGAGTCCTTTGGTAGTAATTGTCTTTGATTGTAAATGTTTGAGTAAAAGTTGTTGAGTCTACCCCAGTGTTAAAAACAACATCATTCCATACATCTTTATATTTTTGACCCCTAGTAGCTCCGCTCATTAAAACTTCTACATAATAAACTCCTCTCTCGGTCTGATTAACAGGTAGACCAGAATAAACTACAGTTCCAGAATTATCAGTAATGTCAACTGATCCGATTGAAGTGTAATTTGCTGGTGAATCCCCACTAAATGTATAAAGATATAACTTGGATGTCCTATTGTTGGAAACATATAATCGATCATCCTCAATCAGTTGATCGAAATTAACCTCTATAAAGGGTTTAAATGCTGTGTTGGTGTGTTGGGTAAAGAAAGATGTGAAGCTCTGCGTATCAGAGCTTATAAGCTCGTAAGGGCGTAAGAATGACATAGCCACACCATTGTTCGCTACCGATGAGTCAACCCAAGATGTTACCATGTCTGTAATATTCATATCGACATCCTCATTTCCTAGCGCAAAATGTTGGGTAGCATTATTGATTGTGGACGCTGACGGGTCTGTATATATTCCGCCTTCATCCCAAGAAGTTAAAGTAGTTGCTGAGTTCCAGTTTGAATATCCAGTAATCCTAGGGATTCCATATTCAGTGAATACAAATTCAGATTCTAAAATATCATAACCTCTACCTTCATCCCAAGATTTATTGATTGGAAAAGCAAGAAGGTCATAAGATGTGGCTACAACTGGGTCTAGTTTAGCAATTCTTCCATCTCTTTCTAGTTCACGACCACCTACAACGGAATTTGTCATCTTCAATTTATAAGAAACAACATTTCCTGATAGGATTGTTTTGTCTGAGAAGTTTTGCATTAAAGTAGACAGATTGAATTGCATCATAAATCTACTAAAAGTGTTTTGGCGGAAAGATGTATTAGCCCCCATACCGCCCCCATACCACAAATTAGCCACAGCATTCTGACTAGAGTTGTATAACTTGTATCTGCCATTGGCAACAGTATTGGATGAGGAAGGATAAATTCTGTAGATTCCCATTGTAAACTTTTATTATAAATACTGCTGCAAAAAGATTTAATTAGTTTATTTTTTTTGCTGCATTATTTACCTTATGAATATAAAGGTACAAAATGAATATAGGTATAGCTTTTCCGTTTAAGGATTCTTCTCAAGGAGGTAGGTTTCAAACCACTAAAACCACGAGAGATGCGATTAAGACAAATTTGATTTCTCTGATGACAACCAAACCGGGTCAGCGTCCAATGCGTTCCAACGTATACTCTCCTTTTTATCATTTTATTTTTGACCCTTGGGGAGACATCACTGAGGAGATGTTAGAAACCGAAGTTATAAAAGTTATTGAGGATGTAATGCCTGAAATTAAATTAGAAGAATTAATATTCGATTTTAATGAGACAACTTATGTTTTAGGTGTAAGATTTATTTACACTATAGTTATATTTAATTCACTGGAAGACGAAGTTAATTTGTCATTCCAATTTCAAAACGAAGCAGCTTAAAATAGAAGAAAATGGCAGATCAAGTACAAGTAAATTACTTAAGTAGAAATTTTTCCTCTATTAGAACAGATTTAGAGAATTATTTAAAAGCATTTTATCCAGATGAATGGCAAGATTTCAATGTCGCCTCACCGGGTATGGCTATCCTCGACCTCAACGCCTATGTGGGCGACCTACTTTCTCACCTTGCGGACAAGAAATTCAATTCATTATTTTTGGATGGCATCAGACAGAGGGTTGACGCTTATAGATTAGCGAAGACTAAAGGGTATCGGGTTCCCGGGGTTCGTCCCGCATTGACAGTCGTTGATATTATTATAGACGTTCCCGCAACAGCAAGCGGGCCTGACACCTCATACCTACCTATTTATCGTGCAGGAATGAGGGTTGCTGGTGGTGGGCAGGTTTTTGAAACTGTTGAAGATGTGGATTTTTCTTCCGACTTTTCAGAGGACGGAATTCCGAACAGGGTGATCAACGAGGTTTTAAATCAAAATCAACAACTTCTTAGGTATCAAATCGTAAAAAGAGAGAAGGTAAAAGCTGGAGTCACAAAAACAATTAAAAGAGAAATAACAGATGGCAACAAGCCTTTCTATAAGTTTAACATATCTGACAAGAATGTTCTTCAAATAGATTCTGTAATCATTTATGAACAGTTAAGTTTAACATCTGCTCCCACATTTTCTGATTTCAACAACGACACAATCAAGTGGTATGAAGTAGATTTTCTTCCAACTGATGATATTTTTATTAGACAGTCAGATATTCAAGATGGAAACGGAAATTTCCAAGGGTACTGGAAAGAAGTTCCTAGAAGATTTGAAAAAGAATTTTTAGCAGATGGTTCATGCAGAATTACTTTTGGTGGCGGTGTAGAATCATACGATGCTTATGAGAATTATTTAGATTCATTGACTGGGGTTGAAAACCCTTTCAAGCCTCAGAGCGCAATTAATATTGGAGATGTATTAGATAACAAGGCGCTAGGAAAGAAATTACCAGCAAATTGTACGGTTTACGTGAAATATAGAGCTGGTGGTGGACTGACCTCTAATGTTGGGGCAAATGTTTTACAAGGGGTTAGTAATATTAATTCCACCAACCCCGGGGAGGATCAAGGAACCAACGATGCAGTCGTAGCCTCAACAAGAACCAACAATCCATTCCCAGCCCTTGGGGGTCGAGGATTACCTTCTGTAGAAGAAATTGTAAGCAACACAGCAGCCAACCACGCTGCTCAGGAGAGGTGCGTAACTTTGAGAGACTATACATCTCGCGCCTATCAGATTGATGGAAAGTTTGGAGCGCCATTCAGGATAGCTTCTGAGGTTGATGAAAATAAAGTGATCATGCACATCATCTCTAGAGCTGGAAATGGCAAGCTTGTATCTCCTTCAACTGATAGAATTAAGAGCAATTTGATCAATTACATTTCTCGATACAGAATGATAAATGACTTTGTTGAGATAAATGATGGAAAGATTATTAACCTTAGGGTAAATATTGATCTTTTGATCGATGGAGATAACTTCAATTCAAAAGAAATAAAACAGGCTGCGGTTAAAGAAATTAATGATTTCTTTAACGTTGAGAAATGGGAAATGAACCAACATATTTATGTATCTCAGATCGTGGATATCCTCCGAGAGGTGTCGGGCGTGATTAACGTTGTCGAGATTAAGTTTTTCAATATGCAAGATGGTGGGTATTCAGAAACTCTTCACCCTCAAGCTGGGTCAAACACACAATTGATTCCTTCCACAGGCGGTTATATCACTGAAATAGATTTATTGGACAACTCAATCAAAGGACTTCCATTGGTTATGTTTGAAATTTTGGATGTAGCTCGTGACATAAAAATTCGTGTAGCATCTCTTTAACATCTTTTATCGCTTCCTTTACTTCTAACATTTTCTTTATGTATTTATATACATGAAGAAGTTAACCACACAAGAAGAAGATCAAATTATTGATCTTTATATTAATCAAGAACTCTCGACCACTAAGGTTGGAGAGATGGTAGGATACAGCTCGACTCTAGTTTCTAAAGTTGTAAAAAGGAGAGGATATTCAACAAGAAGCATTTCAAAAGCAAAAAAAGGACACAAATACGGAAGGATGCTTTCTTTAGAGGAAGTTCTGCCTTTTTATAATCAAGGATTGTCTGCTACAAAAATAGGAGAAAAACTTTCGTGTTCTCAATGCACGGTGTTAAGAGTCCTCAGAGAAGGAGGGGTTGAAATGAAATCTTTTTCAGACTATGATTTATCCGATAAGGAAAAACATGAAGAAATGAAGGCGCTGTATTTGGAGGGGAAAAGTATTTTTAAAGTAGCAGAGAGTTTGGCGGCATCATACACAAACACTCATAGGGTGTTGGGTGAATTTGGGATTATAAGAAAAGAAGAAAGATTTTTAGGAAACTTAGGAAACAATCAAAGTCTAGAAGTAAAAAACAAAGTAAGAGAAACAAAGAAAAGAAAAAAAGAGGCTGGAGAGTATGATCACATATACTTAGAAAGAACTGGGTACACTTATGAAGAGTTCCAAAAGGTTCGACCAAAATTCAAAAAGTATCATCAACAAGTAAGAACAATAACCAACAGACAGACACTACAAGAGTTAGATAATTTTGACAAAAGAGGTAAAGCAGGAATTGAGGGAGCTTATCATTTAGATCATATTTACTCAATCATTGATGGGTTCAAGAATGATGTTGATCCAAACATAGTCGGAAGCATTGTTAATCTCCAAATGATACCTTGGGAAGAAAACCTAGTGAAGAACTCTAACTCTTGGATAGATTTGGGTGAGTTGAAAGAATTATTCGAAAGTAGAATTTAAGTCAAATAAATAGAAGGGTTTGTCTTGAACCCATTCTGAGAATGGCGCAGCTCTTTTATCGTCTCGGTTTTTTCGGGAACATAAAGGCATTAGGTTTTTATAATTGAATGCAATTACTTGCTGTTGAGGATCAGAGAGGTCAAACGAAGAAATTGGTCTAATGTGATCCACATCCCATCCATGAAAGTATTCTCCATTGTATTTACCGTGATTATCCCAATTCATCCAAGGTTTAAATTGGTTTTCTATATGAGTTCTAAGCTCAACAGAAGTACAGTTAAGTAATTTGTGTGTTTTTTGAGTTTTGGGTATATTCTGATCTTTTAGCGCTTGACGAATTCTTTTTCTTTGGCTTAAAATCATTCTGAAGTCTGGGTCGTTCTTATATTTTTCTTTTCTATAATTATTTTGATATTCCTTTAGAATGTCCTTATTTTTTTCTCGATATCTCCTGTTTGTTTCTTTTAATGTATTCTCGTTTTCTTTTTGGTATTTCTTAATACGCTCCTTATTTTTTTCTCGGTAGGCTTTACAATATTTGTTTCTCTTCTCTTTATTTTTTTCATACCATTTTTTCTGAATCTCTCTCCTACGTTCCGAATTTGCTTCTCGATATTCCTTCCTACGTTCCGAATTTTCTGTTCTATAGTTTTTATTATATTCCTCACAGCAAGATTTACACTGACCTTTCAATCCATCTTTTGTTAATTTGTTCTTGCTAAATTTATTCAACGGCTTCTCCGTTTTACACTTTTTACAGGTCTTCATTAGTCTTAGTTTCTATTAGTCTCTACAAAAATAGAAAAAAAAACTGATATAAAATAATAGCTTCATAATTATAATTATGAAGCTATTATTTTATATCTTACTGATTTTGTGTTTAACCTTTAATTCCAACAAGCCTGTTGATTGTGCCTATAAGGAGATGATTGAACTACAAGAAGAGTGTGGGGATCATTTTGACCTGTTCTTCCACAGTTTCCCAGTTGAAATATTAGAATCTCAAAACAAGTTTCAAAACTATAAGGAAAACAATAAGAAAGAGTTCGACAGCATTATAGATAATTCATATCACACAATGAGAATGGGGTTTTTATATGACATTTTTGATAAATCATATATGGAAACCATTAAGAAAGAATTAGATGATGTTATTCGCTGTCAATAATAGTCTCACCACAGATACGGCATAAACTCTTTTCTTCGCTACATTTTTCACAAACCTTATCGCAGGGGATTCTTCGCCTAGTTTTCTCATAACTCACCAAAGATAATTAAAATTCTTTACTTTCAGAAATTTAACATGTATTATTTATAACAAAGACAAAGTAAAAATGCAAGAGGAAATTCTACTAAAAAAGTCACGCACAGGAACGACTGTGGTGTTTTTCGATACCAAAATACCACTAGGAGAGAAAGATAGTGTGCCTTCGGTTGTCTTGCTTAATCAGCAGGGGATTCCAAAATATGTTAGCCAATTTGATGGGAATGAGGTTTGGATAAGAAATTCTCAAAACAATCTGGTGCAGCCAAATGAGTTCGACCAGTATTATACTGGACACAGTTATGTTGAGGCTTATAACTATGTCATTAGAGAAGATGAGAAGGATGCATTTAAACAAGTTTTTATTGATCAAATGCAAGCTAGATTTAATAGTTCATCTCAATCTTTTGTGTTTTTTCACGATGCGGAAATTGATGATTTATTTATTACGACAAAACTTATTAGATCAAGAGATTTCTTAGATACCCTTGATGTTTACAACAACCTGACAAACAGTTTTCCTGATCAAGAATCAAAAACAGGTACTCTAATGGGTACTCTTAATGCTTTACAACAAATTAGAGATGATCTAGGGAATAAAATAAGGATTCCACTAGCCAATGTGCCAGTTGGGGTTTTTGTGCCTTCAGATCAATTCCCTAGCCTTGGAGCTTTAGATTCACAAGGAGACAGACTTACTTTAAATTTAAAGGAAGGCTCTAGCCCTGAAGAATACTTTGATCCTCAATCTTTTGTTCAGGACACTACGGAATATTTAAGAAGTGGGGGTCAATTTGATACTATACCTGCTCATTACAAACATTTCACTTATACTAACGAGAATGGTGAATTCATTCTTAATAACGTCCCAACTGGAAGTCAGGTTTTATTGTTTGAGGTGGATTTATTTAAACAAGGATTGACTAAGGATGAAATTGCGTTGAATAATTTCCCATTCCCAGTAAACGATGAACCAAACTTAGATACAATTCCGAGCTTGTTCTATCGACAAATTCCATTGGATGTCATCCCTAATTGGGGGACTTTTCAAACAGGTTATACGGAAGTTAATATTGACGTAAACCTAGACTTAAGAAAGTGGGTGACTTTTTTCACCACTCCAATTACTTTTGAGGGAAGAGCTATTGAAGAACTCCAAGCTAAAGGGTTTAATTCACCTTTGACTTTTTCGGTTAGAGACATGTCTCAGGAGGGATACCCAATCAAAAACAAAGAAATTGTAGAAATCCACAACATGTATGAGCGTGATGAGGATTCAAGAATGTTGTGGTACAATGAATTTGCTCAAAGAAAGAAAAATTCTGAGTTTAGAACCAAAGGGTATCACGCCTTTAAAGTTCCAGCTAATATGTATGACCCTGATGGGTTAAGAACTGATTATAAAGGTATTCCAACTGGAAAAAGAGGTGTTTGGTTAGCGGGTTATCAAATATCACAACACTACACTTCAAAAGACACAATCTTCAGACATACAGGGTTAGAAAAAACCAGTTTAGGTGAAGAATCTGCCACAAGGGATCACTTTAACTTAAATAGAAACAACACAGCTTACGAAGAGTCAAATTCTAGTTCTGTTGGTGTTGAAAGTGTGTTTCCTTATGAAAAACCTTGGAGTCCAATATATCCTGAAAAATATAAGATTCCAAGAGTTCCTGTAGTAAAAAACCCAGATTTTAATTTCTTAAGTGATGATGGAAAAAGATATGTTGAAAGACCAAAGTATTTAGATGGCGATTTAGTGGGAAAACAATTTACTGATTTTAATGATGATCAAGGGATTGTAAATTTAGAAGGACTATTCAATGGAACAGGAGGTTATGGAGTGTCTCACGATACTCTTATTGGAGACACCAATGGTAGCGAAACTTGGTTTAGGAATAATTTTTCTAAAACGGTTACGCAGAATTATTTGTACAAGTATGAACAAGGAGTTAATCAAAACGAAATGTATGCTAATGGCTACAAACCAAGCACATATTTCCCTCTCGATAATGGTGTTTCTTCAGTTTTAAACGGGGAAAAATATCAAAGAGTTGAGTGTGGTTATGGGTATTGGTTAAGACCAGAAGGGATGCCTAGAGTTTTTAGCTACCCTTGGTGGGGTAATTCTGATGCTATGTACAAACAAGACACTGCAAGACCTAATCAAAAAGTGTCAGAAAGTGACACTTCAGTTAGTAATTCAATATCTGTCGCTCCTTATACCAATTCTATAGATTTTGGGAGTTTTGATGATGGAAAAAGAGTTTCTTTGGAAATGGGTTTTAAATCATTGATAAAAGAGGGTTCTTTAGATTTATACAGAATACTAGACCCTTCTCCTTATAATTTAGTTCAGCCAGACCCTGTTCCAAAGAAGCAGCTTGTGAGGTTAAATTTTCAGAAATTTTATGCACAGAGAGGAAAAACTACCGACAAAAGAGTAAGACCACAAGTTATAAACAACGGTGCGGGTCAAGGTCGAGCATTTTGGGACAATGAGAATTCAGGTAATTTAAACACGATGTCTAATATGAAATTAGAAATCACAAACAATGGTTCTAATGAGGTATCAATTATGAGTCAGTTAACTTTAGCACCAAATCAAACTGCTCAAATATTTTACGGACAATTTGGATCATTTAATAACCTAAAACTTGAACTGCCGACAAATTCTGAATTTGATTTTGAAGAGTTTAAGTACACAAGAGCAAAATATACTCTTAAATGGACAAACATTTCTCTTTACAATCAAGGTGGTAATGCTGAGGGTGAAGAGAATTTTGCAATTCCAATAAATTTTGTAGACTTACCGGGCGGGGATGTAAATGACATTCCAGATTTTTATCTAAGAACTAGAATGTCGAGCTTGGAAACAAATTATTACACATCTCCACTTCCAAATCCTGACTTTGACCTAATATCTGAAGGTTGTAAGGACTATTTTATATTCGGGCAGATTGGTGAGAATCATGCAGAAATAAATGGTATGGCGATAATTAATCCAGCACAATCTTTTGGAGGAGGTTGGATAGATTCAAGGTTTTCGAATGACCCAGTATCTTATACATGCTCAAGCGATGCGCCGGGCTTGATTCCTTGGAAGAAAATTTAAAAAAAAATGGCAAACAAGAAAAAAATATTAATCAACGATGATGACTTAGATCAGTTTATAACACTGAATCTAAGTAGAACAGTTCATGAGATTCAGAAAGAGAAGTACGACAATGATTTTGATTTAGAGAGACAATTTAGAATCGAAAGAGATCGTTCACGTAACTTTAGAATATATGGAAAACTTTCATCCACTATCGTTGACTGCAATAATCTAACTCTTGAGATTTATCTAGATGAAGATTACTCTGAGTTACACGCTTCCATTCAGAGTAGTTCTTATTCTTTTGATACTGATAATATTTTCAGAAAAAAGAATGGCAAGTATCTAATTGAATTAAATAACTACCCATCGGATGTGGTTTATATTCGCTTAGTGTCTGATGATTTTTATTATGAAGATCAGTTTTGGGAACAAAAACTTGTTTTCCACAATGTCGATGGGGATTTTGTTTCTTATGGAACGAGTACGTTCGATTTTGATGCCTTTGGAGAAAGTTCTGTTATTATTGAAAATGATTTCTCATTTTTCTTTAATAAACACTGGATAAGGATGGATTTAGATATTAAAGAGGAGAAACCTAGAGAAATTTCTTTCTCCTCAACTGGGGATGAAATCCAAGAAGGTCAGGTTTTTAGTATGCAAATTTATTTAAACGAACCTTCTCCATTCGGAAACGAAACCTGTATACTTAATTTAGACTCTACTTCTAACGAAGTAAGCGTTCTTCTAAATGGGGAAGAGATTAATTTCCCTTATTCTATGACATGGGAAGAAAACGAAGTAAGTAAATCATTTCAGGTTATTATAAACGACGACATTGAAATTGAATTAAAGGAGGAATTTAATTTCACATTCTCTGATAAATTTAGAGTTGAGAATGGATTGATTCCTGCTTCTCAACTCTTTATTCTAGACAACACACAAAGAGGTAAGGTTATATTTAATATTGGAGATGTCCATAAAAACAGATTATTGTTTGAAGGTAGAAAAGCTTATACAGAGTTTTCATCAGTAAAAACAATTACAAACTTCTCTAGTCCTTCAGTTTTAAGGAGTGGAGTTTTATGGCAGGGTATAAATGCTGAGTTTTTTCCTTGTGATGATATAATTATCAGAATCAAAAACACTGGTTTCAATTCAGTGATTCCAGTCAATCCAATTTTAGGATTAGATCAAGAAACAGTAATTTTAGCTGGAGAAGAAAAAAGTTTTCCTGTGAAAATAGGTTATGAAAATTTTACACCTCATAGAATTAAAGCAACGTACACTGGAGGGACAACCACTGATTTGGAGGATTTCATTATCAATGGTGTTAAAATAAACGTAAGCAGTAATGGCGCGAGTTACCCTAATATTAAAACTAAACTTAATGGGGGTCAAGATGATTATTTAAACAATTTCGATCTAGAGAAGGATTTTGACGCATTTTTTGATGATGGAAATAAATCTATAACTTTTTCATCAAAAGATGGAGGGAGTTATTTAACTTTAGAAATTACAGCTGGAGGGTGGGTTATAGAAACCTTGCAAGAATATATACCTTCAGCTCAAAAAGAGTTAAGTTTTGAATTATACGGGAATGCTCTTGTAAAAGATGCACAAAAATGTTTTTATAGAATAAAGATTGCAAAAAAAGGCTATAGAACTATGGAGATTCCTGCTGAGCTTTTAGATACTTCTGAAGATGGAGTAAATAAATATTTAGTAAATGTTTTAGGAAAAGTTTTAGCTCCTTATGACCAAGAAAATGAAGAAGGTTTTTATTTGAATAGATCAATTTATCGTGGTGGTGATTTTTTCTCTTTAGGAGGCGTGATTCCAGAAGTTGAAATTATATCAACAAACCTTAAAACAGAAGAGGGAGAACAAGGTTATGGAATAACTCCAATGCCTTTGTCAGATAAAGTGTACACAAATTATGTTACATTGTTATCTAATAATGTTTTACCAAATTCAAAACCCAATCTTACAACTTACGGTAAAATAAATCAATATGGAGATGTGTTAGAAGCCCCTTTTTGGGCTTCTAACACAGTAGAGACGATACCTTGCACTGGAGAGGATATTGTATCCTTTCCAACTAAAAAAGTTGTGAATTTATTTATCCCTTTTGCTGATTTTACAGAAGTAGAAGGGTATAGGGGTTTTGATTTTTCTCTGAACAACGAAGTCGTTTATAAAATTGGAAGAGCTGGTGGCTCATCATCTTTACACGGAGATGCAAGTACGTGGTGGGAAAATGGTGACGCAGTTTGGGTTTATTCTATGGATTATGCTTCATTAGCGGGAAACCCAAGTATGGAAACAGTTTTAGACGAAGGAGATGATGAAGGTAATTTCGGTGGTTTAGTAGATGGTGGTATTATTGAAAATTACAATAATAAAATTAATCTAAGATCAAAATTTTCAGCTCAAGACTTCTCTATTTCAAATATTGATCAATATCTAATTGAGGAAGGTAATGATCCATATGAAGATTTTAACATCATGTTTAGCGATCTTATTGAGCAGTTTGAAATCACAAACAACGCAAACACAGAGATAACTCTTGCAGATATAAATGTTGGGTTTGATTATGTTAGTCAAAATAGTAATACTAATGATTTTTTGTTTTTTCAAGAAGATGAATTGGATATATCAGGGGCTGTTTTGGCTTTATCTCAAAAAGCAATAATAGACACATACATAACAACTAGAACTATCGTACCTAACCTCTTGGTGGGAGATAAGAACATTGGAAAAAACGGCTTAGGAGGTTTTGCATACCAAATTTAATATTGCCTTATTTAATATAAATGGAAGAACCAAACATATATCGACTTTATATCAACACTCAACCCACTACTGGATTGACAAAAGGTTATGGAATAATCCATAGTGACAGGAATTTATATGAAATTCCTGAAAAGGATTTCTTTGTTCAGTTCCCGATGATGCGTACCGAAAAAGTGCTAGACTACGTTGATGTTGTTATTGATGAAAACATACAAAAAATTGAAAGGCAAGAAGTAAACCCTTTCTTTATGGAGCTTGGGTTTTTTGACAACGTAAATCAAATCCATATTAATAAGGGTTCAGATTTAACTTCGGGTGTGATTGATTATATCAGGTCTTTAAGACCAGATGTTTCTAATTTTAGCAATCTAGAAGTTAAAGCTTGGTTTGATTCTCAAGGAAAAAATAGCTTACCTTGGACTTTAGTGGATGGCAGCACAATAAAAATAGATGATTTAGATTTATCTCAATTGAATTTGGCAAACGCCACATCTAAAGCTGATGATTTAGACATAACAATAAACAAGTAATGCAGAATTTTGATATCGTATTAAACCCTCGTCTCACTGGCTCCTCAATCACTATTAGTGAATTAGAACTGAGTGATGATTACTATGTTTATACTCAAAATTTAGGTGGAGGAGTTACAAGTGAATTTAATATTCGTGGATACCTGAACAACTCTCAGAACCAAATCATAATTGACAACTTTGTTCAATACCTAAACGATAATTCTACTGATGCGGAAAGAAAAGAGATTTTTTATGATGACAGAAAACTTTCTGTTGTTTTTAATCAATTTTTTCAAACAACTATTGCTGGAGGAGTCCCTTCGCCAACAGTTTTTATTGACGATCAGCTAAAAAACACTATTAATATAATAGTGAGCGATAACCATTTTGCTTGGGATGGGACTGAGTTTGTTAGACCTTCGGGTGCGCCAGCTAGTATTGGTGGTTCGAGCAGGATTGATTCCACTCGTGATTTTTTATATGAATACACAAACGAAGATAGTTATTACCTTCAAGTTAGACTTCATAAGAATTATGACAAGACCTCAATTGAAACTTATAAGGTTTGCGATGATGTTATTGATGTTCAGATTCAACCTGAGCTGGCGGAGTCTTATGTGGGTGGGATTATTGATCAGAATTTTGAGTTTTTTGAACAACTGGAAAATGCTTCTCCCGACAACCCGGGCGAGTCGAACGTTGTTTCAAGCATTCTTCAATGCTTTGTAGACACAAACCTAGAGATAAACGAAAATGTAATTTTCAACAGCAATGCATTTTCTGTTTCGTTCCTTGAAAACAGAAAATTATACACAGAAGGTCTAGGATACCTAGTGCCTTTAACCCTTTCACAACCATCTGTTCGTGGAATTGAAGAAATTGAGGTCTTAGTTGAATATATTACTGCTGACCCAAATGACATAACCGTTGCTGAAAATATTTTAATTAAATGGGATGAAGGAGATCAAGTTAAAAACATAAACCTCACTATCAATAATGATTTAGTTATCGAACAAATAGAGTGGGTTAACCTAAAGATAACCTCTTTACTAAACGTGTATGGGGGAGAAAACCTAAATCACTTAGTTACCATTAAGGATAATACTGTTTTTCGAAAAGTTGGATTTACTGGGGAACTTGGGTATGTGTATACAGACCCAAGAGGGCGTTTTTTGTTTGACACTTTTATTAATGAGGGAGAAACCTTAAATATAGATGTATCATTGGATCAGTTTGCTATTGGTGGGGAAAGTGTAGATGTGGTTTTTTCATATTTGGGCGACCCGAATCAGGCAACAGAGGAGATAGATTTCAGACTATTAAGCCCACGAAGAGTTGTGTGGGATGCTGGGGAAACAACCAAAACAATACAAATTGAAATTTTACCTGATCAAATTCCTGAATTTACAGAACATGTCACAATGAGTTTAGAAAACCCTGTTGGATTGGAATGGAATTATGATATTCCTCTTCAAGGTTCTTTTTCCATTAACGATTCTGCTATAATTACTAGAAACATTATTTTTAATCTAGGAAATATTTATAGGCAAAAAGGTAGAATGACAGAAGGTAATAATGCCACTCACTTAAAAACACTTTCCTCTGAAGCTACTAACCAAGAATCAAATGTTTGGTTGGTGAAAATGGGACATCAATACAATGAGGCTACCCAAGATTTTGATCAAAGTTTTTCTAGTTTCCCTAACTTTAATTTTGGGTTCGATATAGATAATAATTTCACATCAAAAATTGAACTACTAGTAACTAATAATGGTGTTGAAATCAATTACAACGGAGAGGTAGTGGATTCTGGAGAAGAATTTATTATTCAGGTGACTGGAAATGACTTCCAACTGTCTTTACCCACAAATGACACATTAGGAGAAACCACAGTGCAACTGGGAGAATACACTTTAAATAAATCAGTTTACCTAAAAGCAAACTATGGGATGAAGATAAAATATTCTCACCCAACAATACCTGTAAACGGAATTGAGAACGGATTCCACAATTTTGTAATGAAGGGGTCTGGCGGAGATCAAACTCTAAGTTTAGGAATCTTTTCTATTGAATCAGGTGATGATCCTCTTAATAATTTCTACAACCTTCAAACCACGTACACTGACATGGCTGTGACTTATGAAAACGGAGGTTTATGTACAGATACATTTGATGGAGAGAATCACCAACATAAAGTGACAATAAATGGAATAGCTTTGCTTGATGATTATAACAATAACACAAATTATAATGGTTTTAATTTTACATTATCCACTTTATTGAATACTATTTGTCCAACAACAAATGGTTTTGAAGGAGAGGGAGGTTCTTGGCAGGGTATCCCATACGAGTTAATTGACCCCTCAGAAGAATCCGCACCAAATGATGGAACAACAGGTGGATAATTTTTAAACTGATATTTATAAAAAAAACAAAGAAATGAGTGTAGGAATATACGGAACAAAAGTACTTTCAAATGTTAACAGCAATGATGTTGATATTTTGTATTCATATTCAGCGTCTAGGGAAACTCCAACGAATCCTCAGATGGCTCCAATGTTTGGTGCGATATCAGATAATGAATTTAAGAAATTAATTGGAGCAGATGGTGTTTATGAACTTAGACTTCCTGCGTCTATTTTTAATAAATTAGGCTTCTATACAATTCTTTTGAAACCTAAATCTTTTGAGACAACGATTATGGACTGTTCAGTAGTTGTGACTAATACGGACACTGAGATTCAAATCTCTAAGAAAGGGATTATTATTCCAAAACTTCAATTTCAGAGTCCCGGGTCTTTGATTGGTTACATGATCGAATACTTTGATGAAAATGGAGTAAAAACAAAGAGCTTTCACAGAATTGTGACTACATCTGAAGTTGTTTCAGTTTCTACAAACAACAACAACGCCAACGCTAGTTCAAACACGTATGTTCTTGATCAAAATGGGACAAACCTGTTTTTGACACTGACTCCTGATGAAAGAAATCTCATTTCTAACTCACAACAAGTGAGTTTAGGTAATGCAGGTCAAAAGATACTCATTACAGCCACTTCATTCGACCCTACAGTAATACTGGTAGAAATGGTTGACCAAACTGTTAAAACGCTCTCATACGCTCTCTATGGAAACACTATTCGTGACAACGCAAGCGGAAAATATAGAGTATTTGATGAAAACGGATTCTTGTTTAGAGAATTTAACTTATTGACTAGGAAGTCTCAATTTACTTCTGGAGAGCTTGATTACAAGCAGAGAATAATAAACCCTGACTTAACTCAGACATTTAACGCTGTCTTAAACGGTTAATCCTCTTCATTGTTTACGTAAAATACAGTGATGGTGACGGTTGTGTCCATCCTACCAGATTGAGTCTGTAGAACCCTAACAACTGTTACATTACAATTGGTTAGCCAATTATTTAATTCATACTGTATATCTTCAGTGTCGTTCGTATTGCTAAATATTTTCACTTGCTCCATGAAACAAATATACAATTTATTCTACAACTACAATATCAGACATATCTTGAAGCAACTGTGTAACAACAACATCAGAAACATCTTCTATATTTTCAGTAAAGTCTTCAATTTCGACAACTATATTATAACCATTGATTACTCCCTCAATTTCAATCGATACCTCATTAGAAACATCAATTAAAATTATTTCGCCTTCAATTTCTTGAATTATCTCATTAGTAACTTCAATAGGGTTAATAACACCTTCAATTTCTTGAATTATCTCATTAGTAACTTCAACTACCTCAATTGTTGGTTCAGGTTGAGAAATATCAACCTTAAATTCAGAACCTTTATTAATTCCGTCTTTGTAAATAAATCTCTCTCTGTGAAACTCTGTGTTTCTATACATCACTCCTTGAGCTAGTAAGATTGAGGTGGCAGGTAAAAGCTGCCTTCCGTAATTGAAGAATTTCCTTTCAATAAGCTTGATGAAATTTTCAAGTTTACTCATAGTTATTCTATTCGACTGAGGGTTACTCAAGTAAGAATAATTCAGATAAATATTTTTCAGAGCTGGATAATAGAAAGTTGTATGACCTTGATCATTTGTTTTTCTAGTTTGTGGATCAACATTGTTTGTGAACAAGAATGACATGTATTCTTGATGTGTCATTCCAGAAATATGCTCTGTGGCTCCAGTTGGTTTTGCGGCATACGGATCACTAGGAATCCATTGAAAAGGATAATCCCAATCACACATAGAAATATCTGTATAACAATAATTCCAAACTGTTCCAGTTAATTGATACCACTCATGCACATTACACTCAATCGCTTGAGCTGGATCAAGTGCAGCATATAATTGTTTAGAATTGATAATATTTTCAGTCCCAAAATAAACAGTATCACCAGATTGTGTTTTAATATTGTCAAATCTCAATACTGGATCAAATTGTGGTCTCCAATAATCGATATACTTCATTCCATTTCCACGACCACTTCCACCTTCTTGGAAAATATAAGGAGAAACATCGTAATCTGGATATCCATTTGTTTTTACTTTAAATGATAATTCGTTCTCTAGCAGCGTTCCAGTATTGCCAGATGCAGATGCAGTAGATATATCATAAACGATCTCATCTAACCTAATCATGCACTCTGGCGCTCCAATAAGTTGGAATATCCAAAGCAATGATTCTCTAGTTCCTTTTCTTTTTAGAAGCCAAATAATATTGGTTAAAATCTTCCTCCAAAGTTGTAAATTGTAATAAGCTCCTGAGTTGTCCTGACCATCTTCGTCTCCAGAAAGGTAACGTAATAAATCTACCTCATTAAATTGAGGAGATAAATCAAAACCTAGTAATTGAGAAAGTTTAAATATAAATTTATCAGGCACAGATTCAGTTCCATCATATGTAACTGTATGGGCGTAAACTAGACCGTCAATATATTGTTTAATGATATCAAGTTCTTGGGCTTGGGCTTGGGTAATATTCTTATAGATATTACTATCGCTATCAAACTCAAAATAGGAATCTGGTATCATGGTTTGAGCCATAATTCCAGTTTTATCACAATCTAAGTCTTCAGCGAAATCAAGAAAGCTATCCTTCCAATTATCAAACGGAACTCCGTAGGTATCAGGATTATAACCATCAATTGTTTTCGTCCACTTGTAGGTCACCTCAATTGTAGACCCATCATTAAGTAGTGGGTTGGCGATTTTATACTTGCCATTATAGAAAAGTTGTTTCTGTAATGGCGTAATTCCTTTCTTAAATTTATAAACCGTTTTTGGAGAAGGGGCGATATAAAACTCAGAAAATGAAACCCCTGATGTTTGACCTGTTAGAAAATCTCCTTTAACTGTTAATTCAATAAAAGCTCCCGCAGAAAATGAATAATTTAAGATTGGAAGTTTTGGAGTTGTTGATCCAGTGTTTGCGTCTTCTCCATTTCTAAACTGAACAACATATTCGTTGTAATTGTTGAATAAACTTTTATTATTATAAGAATATCCAGAATTAAGCAACACATTTCCTTGGTTTATTAATGTGTTGGTTGAAATTTTAAAAGTAGACTGAATCTCATTTGTATTCAAGTTATATGATTTAGAAAAATCATATATAGTATCAGCACTAGATGACCCTGAAGTTACATAGATTGCATATGGATAATCTGCGATTATTTCCGCGATTCCTTTGATTACCTCTGTTTTAAAACTAGAGAAATAGGTATTATTTTCAGGTCTTTGAAAGTCGAGATTAAGTTCTTGTGATTGTACGAATACATTAATGGTGTCAGCGGAAGTAGCTCCTGTGATACTCATTGAATTTAGTGATTCATATTGATCAAAACTCAGGTTTTTAATCACTCTACTGATTGATTGCGGGTCAAAGTTGGTTTGCACACGGTAGTCACCAACGGTGGAGATCGAACGATCTGTTGTTGGGAAATATCTCAGGTCTTCTCCCGGCGAAAAGAAGGGGGATAATGTACTCGCTGTATTTGGTAAATCAAATGGCATAAGAAATAGTTCTTTGGTATAAATAATTCTCAAAAATAAAGTAAACCCTTTACTTTTTAAATTAAAGGTATTATTTTTTTTGAGTTCTATTTAGAATAAACCGAAGAAGTTAAGAAATGAGTTACTTACCGCAAGAACCGCAGACTTTTATAAATGTTAAATTGACCGATACTGGAAGGAGACTTTTATCTCTTGGTAGTCTTACTTTTAATAAGGCTGTTTTTTCAGATCGAGAGATAAACTATGGGGTCGCTAGAAATAGTTCGTCTTTTTGTATTCCTCAAAACAGAGTTTTATCCCCAAAGGATGATCACCCTATTTTGCCGAACACAAATTTTGATGGATCATCAGCATATCAATTAGGTGATGCTTCAGTGTTCTCAAGCAGAAACATTGTGACAGCAAACACAGAAAGTATAGGAGCTTGGGTGGCTCAACAAATTGGAGCTGCATCTGCAACCTCAGTAACAGCTGCTCAATATAAGTTAGACGCAGCTAGTTATAAATTTACAGGATACACTACTTTTGACACCGTTTCAGGAACATCAAAAGCATTAGCAGCTGATTCCACTGGGACAGTAGCAGCTGTTGGGGATTTACTTCACATTAGATGGTACGCAGGTATGGGGACTTACGATATGGTTCCCTCTTTATCAAACTCTCCATTTGTTTCTCTTTGGTATAGAGTCACTGAAACTGTAGATACAACAATGTTTGTTGACAGAGACCTTCCAACACTAGGTACAGGAGCAACTTTGGAAATTCCTTATTGGGTTTATCCAAAAACAGAAGTAGAAGAGTATTGGGGTTCAGGAGTTACTAAGGTAACGAAAGTTTGGAATATGAACATTGTCCGCACAGCTTCTGAGATCGGAACTACAAACACAATTTCAGGATACACTTCTTATGGGTCATTGGAATACAATGGCACGAAACAATATTTAGGGTTTGAGCAGAATTTCCGTTCTATCGGAATTATTCACTACACAAATCTAAGTTCAGGAAATACTTACGCAGAACAACTGGTTGCTGGAACTGTAAAAATTGATATACCTCATGTTCTTTGGCATGAAGACAACAGCGACCCGGGAACGGGTGTCTTAGCGGGTCTAAGATTATCTGACGTAGCAAGTACTGATTATTACGATTCAATTGCTGGAACATCATACAGAATTCTATATGATGGCTCCTCGAACACTTCCAACCCATTAGGTAGAGTGTATCATAAACTTAAACTGTTCGTAATCACCGACCCAGAGCTTTTAACAGCAATGAGTTATAAATCAAACAGAAATTGGACACTTCCAAAACCAAAAGTTAGGTTGGTGGATTCCCCAGCAGCACCTTTGACTACATCAAACTCTTCAGGTCTTTGTAGATCAAATTATACTTATTTAGTTTCTTATAGAACCGACAATGATACGGTTGCTAACTCAGGAGCGACTTTAGGTTATGAACAATCTATGCATTGTAATCATATTCAAAAAATAGCAGGAGAGACTGACGGGGTTGGTCTATCTAAATACTTAAATGTGAGTTTCCCATCTGGTTCATTCCCTTATTTAAGAAACGAAGCAGGGTTTGTTACTTATTCAGGAACTGGATGGTCTTCAAACAAAGTCCAGATTCTTGTAAAAGAGATGGAGACCACTGCTTATGATAACTTGAATTCTGTCCCAACTGATGGATGGACTCTAGTGAGTTCAACACTGGCAGGTAATGGAATTTACACAGGTCAGACTGGCAATAACACAATCGACCCTACTTATCTACAATCACATCAGTTTGTTGTGTCAAAGGAGGATTTTGATTCTGGATCAACATATACTTTAGGTGATTATTTTACTAATAATATGAACACCGCAACTGGTGGTTTAAATTATGGAGATGAGACATTCTTTCTAGGAAATGTGGAATGTGCGATTAGGGCTACAGTATTTAAAACCGTAATTACTTTAATTGCAACAGATAATGAATTAAATTCATCAAGTAACGAAACTTTTGATGGTTCATTAGATGAAACAACATACGTTACTGAGATAGGAATTTTAAATGGGGACAACCAATTGGTTGCTATTGGTAAGCCTAGCTACCCTTTACCGAAATCAAGTGCTAGATATTTAACTTATCAATTAGAATTGGATTTTTAATTTGATATTATTTAAAGAAAAAGAAAAAGAAAAATAAAATGGGTTTTGTAACATCAGGTTCAAGTATACAAGGAACTGCTTATCTCACTGGAGTAGGTAGAAAGTATCTTTTTAACCAAGAAAATATTAGGTTCGATCAGAATGGAAATGATTTATTTGAAATAAAAACATTTGCATTAGGTGATCCTGACCACAATTATACTGTAAACTCGATCCTTCTACCGGGTCAGGTTCCTGATATTTCAGGAGAATCAGAAGGCTGTTTAAAATCTGCTGTAGATTATGCACAAACAAGTTTGTTGCTCTATAGTAATTTTGACAGTCTAGCAACAAGCTCTGTTACGTATGACGTTTCAGGTCTTTTTGTCGCTGATGACACTTTAACTGTTAATATTAATTTTGGAGGAGGATCACTTCCAACTGGGACTGATTCAGGAGGTAATTCACCATCAGGAAACCCACTAGGTGGAGGATTCAACCCAGAAGGGTCACCAACAGGATTAGTAAACCCTCCAGCTGGTGGAAGTAACAATAACCAACAAACTGTAAGATAAAATGCCATTAATACCAAACACACCACCACAATCTCTCTTGAACAGACAGGTAAAAGTAAAAACCACATTTAACGGTTCGGGTATTTCTGAGCCTCATCGAGTTATCGGCCCGCTAGCCCAGAACCTCAACTTCACCTCTATAGCTGGAAGTGATAAGATTATAATTCCCTTAACAGAGAATTTGGGTCAAGGTGGTCATTATTTAAAACTTCACATGCCTACTCAATACGGAAGTTCCAACACTTTATCTTCCACTTTAGATAGTACATTGTTTATTACTTTTTGTAAAAAAGATTTAAACTATGTGGATGGTTATAAAGATTTTATTTCTAACCTACCAACGGCTTTTATTAATTCCTTAAAACTTTGGATTGATAATGGTCAAACACCAAACACTACAGGTACTGCTAGAGTAAGAAATTTAACTTTTTCAGCTTATGGAAGAGAGACTAATCAAGTGGAAAACTCAAGAATGTTTAAGGTTTCTTTTGCATACGTAGGAGTTGTTGATGTAGAAGATGACGGTGAAACAGGAGGCCTTAATACACCAACAGGGTCTGGAACAGGAACAGGTTTAGGCTCCCCAACAGGAGGAAGCACAGGCTCTGGCTCAGGCTCACCATTAAACTCACCAACACCACTTTAATCTAAACTAGAATAGTCAAGGATTAATAAAAAATAAATTAGAATAAAATGGCAAACGATTTTTTAAAACCAGTTTCAAGCGTTGTTTCGACAAGGAACGAAATAAGAACATTCAAGTCACTCAATAGAGATGATGTGACTTACAGCTTGATAGATAGGACTGATCTTAGTGAAAGGCTTACTCATTACTTTAAATCTGTAAACCTACCAGCAACAGCAGCCGCTCTACCAACAGGGTCAACTTTATCTCAGGCGTTTCCTGAGATGCAGCAGTTGAATGTCGATCAGTTCATAATATCTGCTATTCCAAATACAGAATATGATGAGATTATGGACGGTAGGTCTATTACGTTGAATATTCCTCAAAACAGTGGTGGAGCATCTTTTTCCTCTGTTACGGTTGTGTCTAGTACGTATGGAACTTTCTCAAAAAAACAACACAGCCCTTTATTGGGTAATAATGTTGCTTTCTTATTTTGCGACAGAACCAATATGCCTTTTACAGGATTTACAGATGGTGGAGTAATTGATAAATCTTCGGTTTCAACTTGGAATACTACAAACTACTTAGATAGACCTTCAGCTGTATCTTATCAAAATTTAGAGGCATCAGATATCAATACAGACCAAAGAGCTTGGAGTGATGTTAATTTAGCAATTTCTGGAACTGTTGAGAATTACCCAACCACGACTAACCAAGGGTTAAATTATGATATTCCTATAGGGTTTGTGGCATTAGACAAAGGGTTAATGGTGGTTACTCACCCTGATATCGTTGCAAATATGCCTTGGGGACTAGGTAAAATTAATCCCGGTGCGGCTTTAAACACAACTTCAGGGACAACAAACATCTATTGGGATAGTACAGTTAATTCTAGTGTAACTTTTTACAGTATTGATATTGCTTATCAAACATCAGTTGTTTGTATTGCTCTTCCAAATGAGTTCTTTTTCACAAACAACCCAACATGGGATTATGGCACTAACTTGAACACTTATCAAGAAGGGGCAAATGATTTTGATACAACCTACATAACAGAAGTAGGTCTACATAACATGTATGACGAGCTGATTGCTATCACAAAATTAGATAGACCTAAAGCTAAAGGGTACACGGGTCTTTTGTTGTTCACACTAAAATTAGACGTATAACCAGAAATGGTTCCACAAATAAAAAAAGCCTCTTATATAAGAGGCTTTTTTTATTTGATTTTATTCCGACTAATGACTACATTATTTAAAACGAAATAATATGTTATTAGCACTAGATATATCAACCTCTTGTATAGGTTACACACTGTTTGACTCTGAAGGGACGATGGCAGATATTGGTTATGTAAAAATGAACTCCAAGAAAAACTATTGGGAAAGACTAGATGCTTTCATGGACGCAGTTTCTTATATGGAGAACATTGAGTATATAGCTATAGAAGAGGCGATGCAATCATTTGAAGGAAGAAAATCTAATCCTCAAACTATTGCCAAACTAAATTTCTTTAATGGGATGATTTCTAGTGCTGTATATAAGCATTTTGGTGTCGAACCTGTACATTTGAATATACATACGATTAGAGCCACTGCCTTCCCCGGGTTGATTAAAAGAGGTCAAGAAAAAAGCGGTAAGATGTTAGTTTGGGAAAGAGTAACTCAATTAGAGCCTCAACTTGATTGGAAATATGGGCCTCGTTCAAGGAAATTGTTAGATGAAAACTTTGACATGGCTGATAGTTATGCTGTTGGCTTGTGTATGCTTGTTATGTTAGATGAGCAAATGAGTTAAAATTTTCCTATATTTGTATAAAAAATTAGAATGAAGATAGCTCACACTGCGGATATCCAAAATGTATATAAATAATATCAGTTGATTAAGCTATTTTATGCACTATTATGATTAAATATTTAATCATAATAAAATGTGAAATATGTGGTAATGAGTTTAAAAAAATTGATAAAAAACATCTTGAAACTCATAATTATAGTAAAAAGGAATATAAAATTATGTTTCCGAATGCGAAACTATCAACGGCT